GTTAACTTCATCGGAAATTCGCAGGCAGTCAAAATATCAATAGATGGAAAGGATGAAGAAATACAACCACTTGAAGGGAAGTGTAACTGGAGAGCAATATCAGATTACATCATAAAGGAAATTCAAGCTGAAGAAGAGGAAGCACAGATGGAAAGTCAAAGGGATATTGATGAAAAAGTTGAGAGGATTCTTGAGAATGGAAAACCTCAGATGGAAGGTTCTCGTGATCCAAATCTCTACAGTGTAATGTTGTCATTTACCAATAATATGGCTTTTGTCACATCAAGCTTGTCAGGGATGAAAATGCGAGGTATATTCATAGGGGGTAGAATACTCATGACTCCTAGTCATTTAATAGGCCCGGATGCATCAAGAGTGGATAAGGAGGAAATAACAGTAACAACAATAAGGGGAACACAAACTTACAAACTTGCGGGTTTGAGAACTAAATTTTGTGCAGATCGTGATCTTCTATTTATAGAATTACCAGACGATTTGCCTCCATTTAAGTGTCTCCGGAATCGGTTTTGGCAACGAGGAGAAGCAGAAAGTTTCTATGAAAATGGGTATATGATATTGCCTGAAGGGGATAAAAAGATAGACGCAGTAATACATCGACAGCTCAGAGAAATCCAGTATCAAACAGAAATTCAGTACACAGGCCATAATAAAATTTATAAGCTTAATGGTCTCTCATACTCATCCGATACTCAAAATGGAGATTGTGGAGCGGTTGTCTTTAGAATAGCACCATCAGAATCCAGAAAAGCAATGGGAATTCATGTTCCAGGAGCCTCTGGGGTTGGATATGCGACAGTTGTAACATCCGAATTGATTGAGGAAATCATACAAGAATTCGCTACGATACAAGGAGAGGAATTTTATGATGTGGTAGAAAGTTTCGAAGAATATGCTGACGTTGAAAGTTTTCAGGAATTTTTTGACGTAGTAGCGGAAGATGATGTGTTAAAATGTGATACAAGACAGGATCTTATAGGGAAAGTTTCCAGATTGGATTCACCACCATTACCATCAATATCACGGCTTAGACAAAGTCCCTTGTTTGGAAGGGTTACCGAGTCATTAACTAAGCCAGCACATCTTAGACCATTTGAAAAGGAAGATGGAACAAAGATTAATCCTATGAAAAAAGCGATATCAAAATTGGAAATACCACAAATAGTTCTTGATCCAGATGTACGAAAAGTAGCTTTGCAATCGATGAGGAGAAAATATGGAAGAATTAAGTCATGCATTCTTTACCACGCCAACGGTTTGTTAACCCAAGAAGAAGTTCTAAATGGAATAGAGTGGGAAGACTATATTCGACCAATGAATATGCATACATCGCCTGGATATCCGTATCATCTTAGAGGAGGAAAATTATGCTTCGTCGAGG